AAGTCAAGGGCAAAGTAAGAACCTTGGTCAACGAATAAGTTATATGTTGCTGCACTCATTTAAATCTCTCCATGATGAAATTATAACAAAGGGGACATTTTATGTCAAGTGTTATTTTTTTGGTGGTTATGAAAGTTTACCGAGTTTGACTCTTAAAGCGGAACCGTCATAGATATAAATTGCATTCGCACTTCCTGAAGTATCTAATATAATTGCATTTTGAACAACGGTGTGACTAGTATCTGCATCATCAAAAAGAACTCCCGATGTGCCAAGAGTAATTTTTCCTGCTTGTACAACTGTAGAGGAAAGACCTATAAAATTTAGATTTGATTCATTTTGAGTCGCTAAATCTCCAAGACCTGTGATATAAGAACTGGTAGCAGAAATACTATCTAAAGAAGCCAGATCTCCAAATGCAGTAGTCGCAGCTATTCCATTTGCTAAAGCTGTAAGATTGCTATAGCTACTTCCTGTGCCCCCGCTTGTAGTCGGTAGATTTCCTGATATATCATTTACTAGATCTACAGTATCTTGACTTGCTAGACTTCCTAAGTCTTCAGTAAGAGTTAGCCCCGCACTGCTTAATTGAGCCGTACTAATACTTGATCCGCTTACGCCTGCAACAGAAGTAATCGGAGTAAAGGCTAGCTTATTCGCAACAATTGTATTTGTTCGAATTAACCCTCCATCAATAGTGGTAGTATTATCAGTACCTGTGGATGCTCCATTATCATTAATCCATTCTATGGGATTGAATCCATCAATATTATTTGCGCTTGAAAAAGTTACTAGTCCACTAAATCCGATTCCTTGTATTGCAGAAGAGCCTGCGGAAGGGCTAGAGCTTTTAGTCACACTTGGGTAGCCATCATTATACGTACCACTCTCTGTAGCTGTAAAGGTAAAGTACCAATACTTATTTGTATTTCCGGCAACAAAAGTTGGAGTATTACTACTCCAATTAGAATTACTACTGGATACAGATCCATTTGTAAAATTTGGAGTAAAAGTACTTAAGGCAGGAACTGTAGGAGCATTAGTAGAGTCAGTTTGATAATAAATATATGCAAAAACAGATCGAGGTCCAGGGGCTCCAGCATCACCAATTTCCCCTACTGCACCTACGGAAGTGCCTATTGTAATAGATTTTTGAATTGCAGTAATTGAGGTTCCTTTACTGTTCTGTCCTGTAACTTCTACCGTTGCTGTCTTTGCTTGTTTAGCAATGGTTTGAGTAACCCCGTCAGAGAAAGGAATACTATTTGTTGCAGTAGTTGCCGAAGCATTTGTAACCTGTCCGCTCCAAGAATATTGCGGGTTCGTAATTCCAAATGTATCTACAGTAAGTTGTATAGAGTTATCATCAGCGTCATAGGTTCCATTTGTATTTTTACTATAAGATACAGAGGCTCTTTCTCCTGTAAGATTTACAAATATGCCGTCTAGACCAATCGCCCCATCACGAACCTTTACAAAGAAAGCTTCGGTGCTAATTGCATCGTTAGTGTTATAGCGCTCTGCTGCTTGAATAACTACTTCTTCGGCCTGCCCTGTATCATAGTCTACTTCTCCATTCGCATCCACAGTTTTAGTATAGACAAACTCTCCGGAAACATCTGGGTCTTGGAAAGTAGTATCAACTGCTCCATCTAAGTTACTGCTAATAGTACTAACCTTAAATACTGGGTCTTTAAAACCAATTGCTGTGGCTGTAACAGTGAGACTGCTAGGAGAATTTATCTGATTAGTAGTATCTCCTGATTGGTCATACTGAAGTGCAGGCACATTTACACTTACAGATATATCCCTGCCAATTGCTAAGTCTGGATTAAGAGTGATAAATTTAGTTAAATCGTAGGAAGAACCATTATAAGATACTTTTGCAAAAATTGCGTCTGCACTAAAAGATGGGCGATAAGTTCTTCTCCTGACAGTTGTGCCAGAAGGTATTTCTTCTGTAAATGATCTATCTAAACGAACTTCTGTATCACTAATAATTGAATTTACAAGTGCTGCAGGAGGAGAGTTGCGTAAAGTCCCTCCAGAAGTCCAAGCCGTAATAGTATCAGAGTCAATAATTGTAGTTGCGGTAGGATTAGAATATAGTTTTAGTGTATAGTCATAATCTCCATCTTGCCGAAGAGTGGAAGATACATTATTTATATAATAATAATTATTATTTAACTCTAAACTTCCTCCAGTCCCTTCAATAAATACTCTATCTGTATTTGTGAACAAATTATTTGCAGATGCAACAAAAGCTATCTCTACGGCAATACCAGATGATTTTGTAACTCCTGTAATATTATAAGGAGCTAAATCAGTAGCATTTCCAAAAATTAATATATCACGAGGCTTAACTTCAGATACCCAAGAACTACTAGAGCCCGAAATTGTAGTGCTAGAAGCCGACACAGAAGCGGTGCCTGTTAAAGAAGTCCAGTTTGCAGATTGAGAACTTAAATAGTTACCGCCGTCTGGTATAACTTTCCAGTACCTTAGATTTTGAAGCGCTTCAGTTTCATAGTATACAAGCTCTATTGTGCTATCTTCAAGTAAAACAAAATACTCTGTTCCAGTATCAAGACCCGAAACATCTATATTATCGTTTGCATCAATAGTTCTTGCATTTTCTCCAAAATCTGCAACACTTACTGCAATACTTGGGTCTTTTTCAAATGCAACTTCATCATCACTGTTAACAAGAATTGTATTATTTGCTATTATTCCTTTTGGAATGCCTTCTTGCATACGGGGAACATTTGAATTAAAAGGATCCTCTACAAAATATTGTAATGTATCATACCTAGAATAGTTATTATTTGGAGATACTGTACGAACTTGTAAAAGAAGAAGTCCATCCGGTATTTCTGTTAAAAGAATTTGTGGTTTATTCACTACAAGAGGAGAATCGATACCATCAATGTTATGTTCTACTTCATAATTTGCTACAAAATCTGTGTCTGGTTCATCCCATTCAATAAGTAATTCTTCTCCAGGAGCACTTGCATCAGTAGCTAAAGAAATTCGTAAGTTAGTAGGTGCAGGAATACTTGAAGGCTCTGTACCTGGAGTTGCAGTAGTAGGAATAGCTCCAAGCTCGTAACCTTCTTCAATGGCCGTAAATTTTTCATTATAAAATTCTACTGCACTGATAGAATACTCATTTGAAGCACTTTGAGCAATTGATAAAACTTTATATTCTTTTGGAGACGCAGCATTTTCTTCTCCTCCAGTTACTTGTGTAATTGCCCAGACTGTATTTGTAACAGGTAAAGTTCCGAATCCTCCGTTCGTGGTTATTTCTACTTCATTAGTAGTAGTGCCCGGGTTATCAATTTCATCTGTTTGAATATAAGAATACTCTCTCCATACAAGAGCAAGAGGAGTAGTAAAAGCTGCTTCTTTAAACGCATTAGAAGCCTTTTCTTCTGTATCTAAGTCTGTAAGCCCAAAACCAGGAACATAAGCCTGGGGTATTCTATCTCCAGAACTATATGTTGCTGAATTTATAGTAATTGCACTTGCGCCCGACCAAAAAGCAGCAGTATCAGTTACTAAAGTGCTAAGAGTATATGTGCTTCCAGAATTAAAATTAATGCTTCTATCAAGAGTTACAGTTTCATCTACTGCGACTGAGCTAATTCTGCCGCTTAGTTGAACTCCGTACTTATCAGCATCTTGAACATTAATTACATCTCCAGGTTTTATAAATTGAGCAGCAAGAGATGTCTTAAACGATACAATTTCAGTTTGATTCTGTGCAGTCCATAGCTTCCAGCGACCATAACGAATTGCTTGACCTTCAGAAGTTGCTCCAAAAGCTACAGAAGGCTGCGAAATGATACGACCTGTTTTAACTATAGAAGCGCGATCTTCTACGATTACAGGTACTGGTTCGTAGTTAATTGTAGGGTCATTCCAAGTAACAATAACTTGGTTTATTCGGGTTCGAGCACCTGTACTCTCGTAAGAAAAAGCTCCGTCAATTACGTTGGATTTTGAAAAAGTGTATACGGGGTCTTGAGGAGTATCCTGACTGGCAACTAATTGTCCGTCTTGCCAATAAAGAATTCCCAAAAAGATAGTAGCCATATCTTTAAGAACTTTATATACATCAGTAGATTTTGCTAAAAATACATTTGCACGAAACCGAGGCTCTGTTCCTCCATTTCCATCGTCTACTAGTTCATCACAATACCTTGCAACTCTATATAGTGAATACTTATCTATATCTGAAGCAGTTATCCACTTTCCTGCTCCATAACGATTATTTGTTACAATATCATAAAATACCCACGCAGGATTATCTGTGTAAAATAACTCGTCTTTAAAAGTGCCATCCCAAAATCCGTCATACTGTGCAACTCCATCCGCATCATAGTCTCTCGGAGTATAATTAGAAGGTATTTTAACTAGTAATCCCTCCATAAGATAACTTCTTTTTGGAGTATTATTAAATTGTTTTGAAGAAAATGTTACAGAAGCAAGTGCTGTATACGGATAGCTAAATCGATCTGCAATGATAGCACTCAATCCAGAAATATTTGCAGATGCATTTAATTGCCATTTATCTTTCTTAGTCCTATTCCCAGAAGTTCCATCAGATACTACAGGTAACCCAAGGTGACGAGTTACTCGAATAACTCGAACCTGAAAATTATCAAAAGGACGATATTGCTCTAAGGATAGAACGTGCTCAAAGGTTGAAGGAGCATTTGTATTTCCTTGATGAATTACATAATTTCCTACATTTGGAAAAGCATTTACCCAATCTTGCCAGGTTCCATCAATTTGAGTGCGAAGCTCCATTACATAGTATGCATGTGCTGTTTCTTTGTCCCCCGATTCTAAATTAATTGTTTGAAAAGCTGGATATCTAATAGACCAAGAGATAAGGTCTGCTTCAGAAATCTTTGCAGAAGAATCTAATCCAAAATCTGCAGGATCGAGTATAGTTGCATCATCATTAAAGTCCTCTGAGCCACTAGGCATTCCTGCAGCATCTATTCTAGAAACTCCTAAAGTAGAGGCTGCACTACTACTAACAAGCTTAAGACTCGGTAAGTTTACTCCCGAAGTACTTCCAGGAATTGATGTAACTCCTCCTACTCCATCGACCATTGGAAGAGGGTCTTGATTTAAGTAGCCGTTTCTCGATTGAACTACTAAATTTTTAATTTTATTCTTATTTTGCCCAAAATATTCACCTGCTATCTCTTCTGCAGTAGGCTGTTTTGTTATAGCAAAATTATAGGTTCCAGAAGTGGGCGTTCCTGATACTGTAACTGTACTAGAAGAAGAATTTATATTTGTAATAGGAAAACTTCTTGATACACGAAGAGTGTAATTTGAAGAAATGTCTATTTTTGGGTCATTTTGAACCCAAAAATACATTGTAGTTGTGCTGGCCGTAGTAGCCGTTCCTACAACGGACTGCCCATCTCTATACAAAGTTAGGGTTTTAGTCGGAGTTGTAGTATTCCAATCTGCAGCAGTAAAAGGAGTGCCGGAAGTAGCTGTTAGAGTATATGAATAAAACCCCCCAGCCCCTAAAGTTCCATTTAGACTAATAGAGACTTCTTGCTCTAAGTAATTTGCAAGAACCAAAGACCTAGGAACTTCAGAAATATTTTCTAGATCATCCGGTATTGTGCTATTTGAGTCCACAGTACCGGTAGAACTACCACTAAATACAATTGTGCCAGAGGATGAAGTTTGTACAGGAGTCCACTCACGAAATTCTGCATGTTCTACAGAAACATCATTTAAATATACTCCTGCTACTCCATCAACTAGTCCTTTTACGGGACCTTCACAGATAACGTCAACAATATTAATATTTTGTACGGTATCTCCTGTTTTTTTATTTTCAGGATTTGCTTGGTTAAAGTTAAAATTAAACATTACGCAAGTCTCCAAGTAGTAGTCTCGCCAATTCCACCAATACTACCGCCTCCCGCTCCTTGAGGCGGGACAATACCAGGTGCTTTAGAAGTGGGATTACTTGATGGGCCGGTATCAGAAACAGAAGCTTGGGCTCCTGAATTATAAAATCTTTGATTTTCATTTTTAACTCGAAAACTTACAGGACGGCCAGGAATTCTCATTTTACCATATAAAATTGGTACAGGATCTCCTTCTAATATAGTTTGACCACTTCCTTGAAATAAATACGCTTCATCTTGCTGAGAATCAGTTGCAGGGTCGGGAGCCATAAGCTGCATAACACCTGTCAGAGCTAGATTAATACCTAAAGTAAATGCAGTAAAAGCTGCAACGTTGGCAAAAGTAGCAGACTCAGCGCCAAGTAATGCAAACGGGCCTCCGCCAACAAAAAAACTAATAGCTATTAAGGCTGCGGCTGCAAGTATTTTTGCCCCCGCGCTTTTTGAGCCCATTGGTTGAGGAGAGATATACATATCGCCTTCTCCGTATTGAAGAAGTAATTCTTTTTCATCAGTAAGGGGAGCTTCGCCAACTTTACACATAAATCCAACATCTTTCTCATGACACTCAATTAAATATTGAGTAACTCCTGGAATATTTGCCTGTAAGCATTTAAATACTTCTCCAAAAGAGTCTACATTCATAGTAAACTCTGAGCCGTATTTAGCTGCTAATTCACCGTCAAAATAAATTTTACGCTTCATGTCTATAAATTCCTACTAAATGTTGTACCCAAAAAGGGTACAAAGATTCTCTGCAAGAGAGTCTATTTACTGCGTGATGAAAGAATATATCCTTCCCTAAATATACTCCACAATGATTTGGAACATCTGCTTCAATCTGAAAAACTAATACATCATTTTTCTTTGGAGTCTTTACTTTACTAAGTCCCCAATCTTTTATATTTTCGTCAGTAAAATAGTTTAAGCCCTTTTTCCACCAATCGTCTTCAAATGCTGCGCGAGTTGGAATATGAATTCCTTCTTGCGCTAGCCAGTCTCTTGATGCTTCAAAGCAGTCTGAAATTCCAAATTCATACTCTCTTCCTACTAATGGATTAAACACTTTTTTAGGCTGTACTATATTTAATTCCATTTCAGGATAACTAAAGATATAATAAGGAATTCCTAAAGCATTGCAATTATTTATATCTGTCTGACTAGGTTGATTGGAAGCATAAGGATGATTATGTACAATTCCTATTATGTCTGCTCGCTGCTTTATATGAAACCAATCGGTAGAGGATAGTATAAAATCTTCTTCATTATCCGCTACATTCTCACAAGGAAACCATTTCTTTTTTCCTTTTACAACTCCTATTATGCCACACCCTTCTCTTGGGTATACTGCGTCAAAATGCTCTTTTATTTCTTCAATCATTTAAATGTCTTAGCACCAGGGAATCCTCCAAAAGGAAGACTCTTAGAAGTATCTAAATCACTATCTGAAGTATTCCCCTGAAATCTTATTTTACATGAATTTATTAATTTTCCACATACATCCTCTCTATACCAATAATAAGAGTTCTGAGAAGGAGTTTTCCCCGCGGGGGCATTTCGTAAAAGTCTCCATATTTGAGTATGATCATTATCTGTAGTTTTTACTCGTATTGGAGGATTATCATTTGCATTAAGAGTATAAGTACTTCCAGAATTAAAAGTATTTATAGAAGAAATATTTCTTGTAATCACATCGTCATTTACATCAAAGAATATTCCATTGCTATCCAAAGCCCAAGTGCAGCCTCCATCATATCCCAGTTCATATCCTTGGTACCTCCAAGGGCAGTATCTTCCTATAACTACTCGCTGAGGCAGTTGCACTCCTTCTATATCAATAGGGCTCGCTAACTCAAAACCTACAATAATAGGGGACTCGTCTGCTATTCTATCTATAATATAGGAAGCTTTTGGAAATTCAGTAGGAGTAGTAGTAGTCCATCCTGCTACATCGGTTTGAGTATAAGTATGTTTAAATAAAGTTCTACGATAAGTAACTTTTGTATTTAATAAATCTTGATTTGAATAAATACCGTTATCCTCTAATAAGGTTTTAAGCGTCTCTTCGTCGCTAGTACCATCGCTGTTATTTGTCAAACTTCTTGCAAGTACAGGAATATTTGCAATTGATAAAGTTGGTCTGTTTTGAGCGCCCGCTGAAGAAGATTCTATTCCGTCTATAGAGATAGGTAAAGATATATACTCATTTAAATCAACACCATTTTCGCTTGGAAAATATATGTTTGTGGTTCCATCATCCATCCCATTAAACAAATAAACTTTACTACTTCCATCTGGAAGGGTAATGTCGAACAGCTCTACTAAAGCGTCATCAATTTCTTGAAGTTGTACTGTATCTATTAAATCAGGCATTTTTAAGGCTCATATACTCTTCTTAAATTAGCAGAAAGAGAGTGTACAGATGTATGGGGGTAGCTAATATTGTACTGTTCGCAGACTACTTTTATTGTACTATTAGATAAAGCTCCCCCAGTAAAAGTATCGGTAATAGTAAAATCAAAACTTAATCCCGCTTTTGTATCTAAGTATTCTGCAATTAAGTTTATATCTTCCGCCTCTCTATTATTAAAGGAAATAGAGAATTGGTCATTTTTAGTGTTTATACCGTCTAAGACCCTCTGCTCATATCCGTCACCAAACTTTGCAGTGAGCACTCTATGAGTAGAGGACCGTGAAAGACCTCTATCAGCGACTGCTTCAAAGTCAGTACTACCAGAAGTATCTTTTATACTATCTACACTTGCTGCGGGTATTGTAAAACTAAATACTGCCATTATGCTACTCCATACGGATTAAGTATTCCGCCCGAACGTTTTTGATTTTGAAGTTCCTTTTGAACCGCAGCAGCAATAGCATTACCAAGATTTGCTCCCTGTTGACTGTCCGTTTGAGTATTTTGCTGGGCGTTTCCATTCGAGTCTACACTTACATTTACAGTTACATTATTTTGTTGCCCCATCCCATTTCTCATTTCTACAGGAATTGCATTTCCATTTGGAAGAGGTACTACTGCTTCTGTGCCGTGTAAAATTGCAGGGTATCCGGCATCTCTACCTTTTGCAATACCTCCTGCTGCATATCCAGGAGCAGGTTTAAACATTCCTCCATATCTTGCAGTTGCTACAATTCCTGCATCAGGAATACCCACTGATTGAAGAGTCCCTGCTTGAGCCGCATCCACTCTAGCAGCTCCGCCAAAAGAAAAAGCACCTATTGCCGCCTCTAATAATTTAACAACTAGAAGCTTTGCAATTACTTGAGACAGAGCTTTAAGTATAGAAACTGCCATATTTTTAAATGCGTCTTTAACAGATAAAGTTCCTTGAATTATTCCATCAAATGCAGATATGAAGGAGCTTTCAAAAGTATCTGCAGCAGCATCACCAATTTTTCCTATGTCACTAATACTGCGCTGCTCTTCTCCAATTTTTGCTTGTAACTCCCTTAATTTTTGTTGCTTAGTAGCAATTTGGTCCTCAAGCACTGTAGGGTCTCCTGCAGCACCTTTTGACAGATTTTGTAGTTGCAAATTAAGTCTATCTATTTCTAACTGCAGTTGTTTTTCTTGAGTCAGCAATCTTTCCACATTTAATCTCTCATTTAGAGCTTTTTGTAACTCTGGGGAATATCTGCTGTTTTGGGTTTCAGCAATATTTTGCTGAGATATTTCTTTTTGTATGTCTCGCTGTCTCTGTAGGAGGCCTTCTACTTCTCCTAAAGCACCTTTTATATTATACCCTAAATTATCTGAAGCTTTTGCAACTCCATCAATAGATTCGCCTGCTAACGCTGCGGTTCTTGTAGCTTCTTCTGCTGCATCATTTACAGTTTTATATGCTTCTCTGAGACCATATAAGTCAGCACTGCCCCGCTGTACTATTTGTCGTGTTGAGGTTATAGCCTCATTCAAAGCCGTTTGAGCAACTTTTGCTTCGGAAGACCTAACTATAGTGGCTCGTAAATTTTGCTCCAATTGTCCATAAGAGTCTCCAGATTGCTCTACCACTCGGGCTAACGCAGGGAATACTTCTCGAAGCTCTAATATTGACGCTTTTAGAGTTTCATAGGCATTTTTTCTATCAGTAGGATTTGAAATCTTTCGAATTATATCTAATTGTCCTTCTATTCCTGATGTAGACGTAGCATTTAATCTAATTATAGACTCTCTATATTTATCCCCCGCTTCTCTAGCCTCTCTTATACTTGTTGCTGTTTGTTCAAAGTCGGATTTAAATGTTTTTATTCCACTATTAAAATTATCTAAGGCCTCTTTTGACGCTTCTGCAGCCCGTCCTGTTTCTTGAATATCATTTAAAAGCACTCCCACTAGTGTGCCCAATAAATCTTCTTTTGTAGTTAGCTTGCCCGCTTTTCCAAATTCTTTAACACTTTCAGCGGCACTGTTTAATTTAGCTTCAAAGTCTTCAAAGCCTAATAAGCCTCCTAAAGCGCCTAATTTTTCTATTGCTCCTGAGACTAATTTAGCTATGCCTTCCTTAACAGTGTTAAAAATATTTTCTGCAATATTTATAACTTGTAAAGAAATATCAAAAATATTGTTTTTGAGACTCACTAGAGCCTCTATTACTATAACTACTATGCCTACAACTCCTGCGAATCTAAGGGCAGAGTTCATGACTTTTCCAGCAATAGAAGCGGCTTTCGCTGCTCCCATGAAAGCAGTGGAAAGCTTTTGTTGCATTTGAGTCGCTGCTAAAGATACTTGTGCTCTTAATTTTTGAAATTGTAAACCTATTTTAGTTGTTGAGGTTTTAGAGGTTGCTTCCATTCTTCTAAAACTAGTCTCAAAACTCCTAACAATTTCTATATCAGCTGCTTTAAAGATTCCTGTTTTTATCTTTCCATGCTTCTTATATTGTGCTTCAGCAGATTTTAGAGCCTTTTCTAGATTTGCTTTATCTTGTCCAGTTAAATTCTGTCCTTGTGCCACCTTTTGTAAAATTTTTGAATCAGAGCCTCCTTTAACAAGAGTTTTTGCATTTTTTTGCATATTTTCTGAGGCGCTTTCATTTAATTGCTTTATTTCTGCTGCATTTCGTTTTAAGGCCTCGGTATATTCATTAACCTTAGTTTTTGCCTCCTCTACTGCTTGTGCTTGATTATTCTTAAAGGCGTCTACTTTTTCGCTTATTACATCAAAAGGAATAGCTGCTTTAAGAATAGAAACCCCTAATGCGCCAAATACAGCTATTGCTGCATATGCGGATTTATTAATAAGAGATGCAAAAGCTTCAAATACAGGAAGTAAAAATTGAGTAACGCTTTTTACAATATCATTAAAAGTAACTGCTAGTTGTTGAAAAGGGTTAACTGCAGCATCTACATTTCCGAACTGTTCATCTAACTGTCTTTGAGTTTCCACTAGTACTGCTTGGCTTCTTTCATAGGCTGTTAATTCTTTAACATTCTTTCCTATTGCAGTAGCGTACTCACTTGTAGCTTTTTCAAGTCTTAAAGTGATGCCTAATTCATCCAAGAGTTCTGGTTCTGCTTTTGAAGTACCTCTTATTAGTCTATCAAACGCGTCTTCAAAATCTCTTCCTAATGCAGCAGAAGCTTTTCGTGCCCCTATTGCTAAATCTTCGAGTTGCTTAGTAGAAAATCCTTTAGCTACACCAATAGCGGCTGCTGAAGCAGCCTCTCTAAAAGTTAGCATTCCTCCGCTTGCTTCTCTTAAAGAACTAGTTATGCCTTGTAATCCCACCCCCGTAGCAGCAGCATAAGATTTTTGTGCATCTATAAGAACGGAAACGTCTGCAGCACGCTTAAAGAAGTTAAACGCTGCAGAAATAGCAAAAATGTTAGCTGCAAGAGTAGCGTAGGCAGGAACAAGTCCCCCAGTAATACCTTGTGCCATTTTTGAAAAGTTTTTAGAACTGTTTGCAGAAGTCTGCGCAGCCCCTTTTAAATTGCGGTCAGTAGTACGAGAAGACTTAGCAGTAGCATCCAACCCTTCAGAAGCTTTCTTAGCTTCCAAACCTACTTTCTTAGTGGTGCCCTTGTCGTCTACTTTTACATCAATTTCAACTTTATTTTTTGCCATTAGCCACGGACATTATGGGTATAGTTTTTACCACCCCCTGCAGATTTTGATTTTCGCTCTTCTGCTTTTCTTTTCTTTTCTGCTTCTTCTGCTCTGTACTTAATTATTATTCCTTCATATAATT